AGCACAATCTTTTAGATTGGCGGTTGTATTTGAGGACAATAATGGTTCGTATTTCCTATTAGGACAGGAATACGGAATGTTCGTAAGTGCGGGTTCTAACGTCACTGGACTCGCTTTGGGAGATAGACAGGGTTATAACCTAACTCTTCAGGCTCTCGAGCAATTACCTATGAACGAATTGAGTGGCCCACTTGCTACAATCGTTTCAGGTATGACAGTAGAATCCTAAATATTTATCACAGGGGGGTCATACTCCCTGTGATTATTTTATACACAGATGATATTATTAAAATCCAATCAATTAAATAAGATAGTCGTAACGCTCACACAGAATACTACTCTTTGTAATCCTGAATATCTATTTCAATTTGTTCATATATTCTCAAAAGAAGAGGTAAAGTTTATTTTACCTGATGTATCACCACATCCAACGAGATATAATCAATTTGAGTTTGTTGAGGGTCAGGGTGGAGGTGAAATCCCATTTCCTTATGAAGGTCAATATAATTATTATGTGTATAGCCAACCTATTGGTTCATCAAACTTGAACCCGATATTAGCCACCGAGTTGGTTGAGAACGGTATTGCCGAGTTTATTGTTGTAAGTGCGGATACAACAAATGAAAATTATTTTGAGTTTATTTCTGATGATGAGTTTAATTCCAATACCATATTTGCTCCTGATGAGATAAACCCAATTACACCTTCTCCAACAGTTCCTTTAACAAGTACTCCAACTCCAAGTGTAACCTCAACTCCAACAGTCACACCGACTAATACACAGACGAGCACTCCAACAAATACACAAACACCAACTCCAACAGTCACACCGACTAATACACAGACGAGCACTCCAACAAATACACAAACACCAACTCCGAGTGTCACAACAACACAAACAAGTACACCTACGAACACTGCAACAAATACACAAACACCAACTCCGAGTGTCACAACAACACAAACAAGTACACCTACGAATACTCCAACAAATACACAAACACCAACTCCGAGTGTCACAACAACACAAACAAGTACACCTACGAATACTCCAACACCTAGTTCAGCAGCATTTGATGCAGATGCAGCTGCATACTTACAAGCAGTAGTTTCGGCAGGTGGTACTGGAATTACTTCAACTGTGTCAGCAGCAACGAACACTATGTTTGTTGACTTGAAATCAGCGGGTATTTACACTAAATTGGATGCACTTTATCCATTCTTGGGTGGTACATCTGCTTCTTGTAAATGGAATGCTAAAGATCCACAAGATACAAATGCAGCATTTAGATTGACATTCGCAGGTGGTATAACTTTTTCACAAGAAAAGGGTATACAAGGGAATGGTACAAACGGTCAAGCTGATACATACTGGATTGAAAGTGCACAAACCTCAACTTCAGCGAATACAACCATAGGTTATTTCATATCACAAACAGGTTCCACAGGTTTCGAAATCGGGGCACAGTATGTAAGTGGGTGGTTGACTATACAATCTTCTAATGGTACTAATACAAGAGGTTCGATACAAACTGGTGCATTGAATATTTTGACTGCAACAACAAACACACAAGCAATCAACTTCTTCGCATTAACGAGATTGAATAATTCACAGGTTTCTTTTGTTAGAGCAGGTGGAGGAGTTCAAACAGTCACACAAAACACAACAATAACAAGGACAGGAACTAATGTTGGTTTGTTATATGCTGCTGGTTTCGGTGGATTTACAAATAGAACATTAGGTACAGCATTTATGGGTGATGGACTCACAACCACAGAGTTAGGTAATTTGAGAGACATAATAACAACCTTTAACACAACTTTGAATAGAAATATTTAACAAAATGGAAGAATTAGTCGCAATACTCACAGTACATCAAAAAGATAGTTTAATTGGACAACTTGTTGCTCCTGATTGGTATTTCAATCCATTACAAGATGCGAATGAAAATTGGTTTATTTCAAGTGAGGAAATTGATAGTTCAATTTATGCAGAGCACGAATGGGTTAAAGATTTAACTTTATCAATTTATGTCGGTCCGTATGTACCACCATCCCCTAGTTCGATATAATTGATTGATGATGAAATACTCAGAATAATATATTTATAGATATGAATGAAGAAATAAAAAATAGTAAGGACTTTTTACAAGTATTCGATTTTGCAACAGCCAAAGTTCCTTTGATTGAAGAAAACTTAATCATAAACACAAGGACGCCTTGGGTGTATTATGGTGTCGCAAACCTTGCTCCACAGGAATTGATACGTCTTTACAACACTTCTCCGACCCATAGAGCCGCTATTACATCGAAGTGGTATGGTACAAGGGGAGAATCAATATCGTTGAAATTAGGGGACAATGGAAGGTTAATGATGGCTAATAGCCTTGGTGATGGCATATATGATATTTGGGATAAGGCATGTCTTGACTTCATTTTGTATGGTGGGTTTGCCATCAACCTGGTATGGAGAAAAGATAGGGATATGGGATTTGATATGTATTATATGGACTTCTCCAAATTAAGAGCAGAAAAATCTGACTTCCACGATAGAATACATAATTTTTATTATAGTTCAGATTGGGCTTATCCTAAAAAGTTTGTTCCAAGAAAATTACCAGCATTCGATATACAGAATGAAGAACCTTCACAGGTTTTTTATTATACCACACACTCAGCGGGGAACAACTACTATCCAACTCCATCTTATTGGGGAAGTGCTACAGCAATTTCTACACAGATAGAAATATTCAACTGGCACTTCAATAATATCGTAAATGGTTTATCCCCATCTTTATTTGTTGCGTTGAATAGTGGTATTCCTGACCCCGAACAACGTGAAGAAATCTATAATACGATGGTGAATAAGTATGCTGGTTCTAATGTCAGTGGTAAGTTATTTTTGACTTTCTCTGATGGTAAAGAACAAGCACCTGAAATTACCCCAATTCAATCTAATGGTTCTGATAAATTATGGGTTGAACTTAATTCAATGGTTCAAGAAGCAATCTTGACCGCACACCAAATATCCTCACCTGAATTATTGGGTATTATGACACCAGGTAAATTGGGGACAGCAGACCATTTGGAAGCCCAAGACCACTTCCAACATCTTGTTATTAAACCACTACAAACTGAAATCAAAACTGTATTTGAGAAGTTATTAACAATTAGAGATGCTGGTGTTCCAACAGAAATAGATGTAAAACAATTTGAGATGGTGACTATGAAAGATTCAGCACCAACGATAGATATAAATAAAAATGAAAATGTTGGAGTTGTAAAAGACGAAACAATCCAAGAAAACCAAATATAATATGTCTCAAGCATTAGTTCCACAAAATATTCTATTAATATCAGAGAATAAACTTAAAAACTTTACTGATATAGACCAAAACGTAACCTCTGCGGTATTACTTCCTTTTATAGGGGTAGTTCAACAGACAAAGTTAGAATACATAATCGGTCGTCTTTATTATGTCGAATTATTGAATCAAGTTCAAACTAGTACATTAACTACTATCAATAATAACTTCCTTCAATACTTCGTTCAACCGATGCTAATTTGGAGTGCGTATGCAGAAGCATTACCATCTATCTTTATGAGAATAAAGAATAATGGTATTGTTGCTGGTTCTGAAAAGACCATTACCATAAGTGAAATGGAGTATATGCAAACCAGAGCCGATGATAGAGGACAATTCTTTGAGAGACGAATGATTGAAGAACTTATCTACAATCAATCCAATTATCCTTTGGTTTATACTTATACCTCCACAGACGGACTCAGACCCCACTTAGGCAAGAATTATTTTAGCGGAGTTCATCTTAATAACGGGCCTAGATCACAAAACTTACAGGTTGGGCCTGGTTCAGGTGTATTAACTTCTGTAATCTACTCAGACCCTACTTGGGCTTGTTGTGGTTGGTAATTAAAAAAAGTTTATATTTGTAAAAAAAGATTATGGCCATTGTTTATAGACATATCAGATTAGACAAAAATGAACCTTTCTATATTGGGATTGGTGAGAAGGAGAATCGTGCTCACGATAAGCGCAGCAGAAATAAATATTGGAAACATATTACCAAAAATACTGAGTATAAGGTTCAAGTCCTTTTTGATGATTTGACTTGGGAACAAGCAGTAGAAAAAGAAATTGAGTTAATACAAATGTATGGTCGTAAAGATTTGGGTTTGGGAACTTTAGTCAATTTGACTGATGGAGGTGAGGGTCAACTTGGTAGAACTTCTTGGAATAAGGGTAAAAAGACATCTGAAGAAACAATAAAAAAAATGAAAGGTAAAATTGTTTCAGAAGAAACCCGAAAAAAACTGAGTGAATCCGCAAAAAAAAATGGGTCAATCCCCCCCTCAAATAAAGGAAAAGTTTTTTCTGAAGAAACTAGAAAAAAAATAGGTCAAGCAAGTAAAGGAAAAATTGTTTCTGAAGAAACACGTAAAAGAATTAGTGAAAAATTGAAAGGAAAAATTGTATCTGAAGAAACTAGAAAAAAAATAGGTGAGTTCAATAAAGGAAAAATTGTTTCTGAAGAAACTAAATTAAAACAAAGTTTATCTCATAAATCAAGACATTCCAAATGAACGAAACGATAATCTTACTCATATCAAATGCTTTAACTGCTTCAGCCGCATGGTTTGTTGGTCGTAAAAGACAACAAGCAGATACAGATAATCAAATACTCAAAAACCTTGAGTTGTCTGTTGATTTGTATAGACAGATTATATTAGACCTAAAAAAAGAAATTGAATCTTTGAATATAAAAGTTCAAGAATTGGAGGGGAAAATAGACCGACTCCATCAAGAGAATAAAATGTTAAAATCTAAATTGTAATGCCATTACCAATAAAAACTGAAAAGGAAACTGACAGTGAGTTCATATCAAGATGTGTCGTAAAGGTTGCTGACGAGTTCCCTTCGTTTGAGCAACGGTTGGCAGTATGCTATTCACAGTTGGATAAGACAACTATGTCTAAACAAAAAAAGGAAGATACATTTGTCGTTCAACCTCGTCGTAAGGAAAGTAGGGGCGTATATCTGAAAAGATGCTCTGCTAATTCTAAAATGAGAGAAACCTACCCTATGATGAAGGAGCGCATGTCATATTGTCTTAATGCTTATTCAGAATATTATAGATGGTGGGGTAAGTTTGAGGATGGCAACATTCCTTCTGACTCAGCGTTGGGTAGATGTATTGCCAGAAAAAGA